ACCAACATTCATCCGCAATGAAGATTCAGGGCAATACGAAGGTGCATATGTAGCTACACCACAGAGAGGGTTCCAACAGGACATCATATCGTTTGACGCAAATAGCCTATATCCAAACACAATGATAACATTGAATCTGAGTCCAGAAACAAAAGTAGGTAAAATTATATCTCAAACTGAGGACAAGATAACAATAAAACATATATCTGGTAAAGTGTTGGATCTAACGCCTAAAAAATTCTTAGAATTTGTAACTAAAGAAAAAATTGCCATAACCAAAGCAAAATTTCTATTCTCACAAAAGAAGAAAGGTATCATGCCGGAGATAGTAGATAAGATATATCAATCACGTGTAGAGATTAAGAAGGAGCTTAAGGAGTTAAAATTAAAACTACTGAATGAGGAGGTAGATGACGTAGAGCAGGTCAAAACTAGAATAGGTCATTTAGATATAAAGCAATTTACGTTAAAGATTTTAATCAACACCGTATATGGTTATTTTGGTAACAAATACGCACCATTTGGAGACCCAGACATCGCGAGAAGTATAACATTAACAGGTCAGGCAGTGATAAAACAGTCGAACAAAATTCTGCAAGATTATATCAGAGCCAATACAACAGCTGATGAGAAATATAACCCAGTTATATACAACGATACAGACTCGAGTTACATAACAATCGAGCAGTTGATGAAGAAAGTGAACAAACCTTTCCATGAAAATTATAAAATAACTAAACACGCTAAAGATCAATCACTCAACATAGAGAAATATTTAAATAAAGAAATAACAAAATGGGCTAAATCATCGCTAAACAGTATCGATCCTAGATTTGTCTTCAAGAGAGAAGTTATGTGTGATGCGGGTATATTTTTATCTAAAAAGAGATATGTACTACATGTATTAGATGATGAAGACATCCCATGTGAAAAATATAAATACACTGGTGTTGAGGTTGTAAGAACTACCATGCCTGCTGGTATTAAACCCGCTGTAAAAAATATCATCGAGACAATGATTCGAACAAAAAACTTCAATGAAACTAACGACGTGTTTGTTGGTGTGTATGACCAGTTTAAATCTCTACCTATAGATAAGATCTCATTCGTAATGGGTATTAGAGATTATGAGAAGTATGCAGATCGTTGTAATGATTTTGCGTTCGTAAAGCATATGCCTATACACACTAAAGCAGCATACACATACAACTTATTACTGGATAAATATAATATAAACACACAATATGAGAAGATCTCTTCTGGTGATAAGGTTAGATATTACTACGCTAAGGTACCGAACAAATATAATATAACAACACTCGCATATAAATATTACATGCCTGATGAATTGTTGAATGATTTTCCTGTGGATGTTGAGAAGATGTTTGAGAAGATTGTATATAGTGTTATCGAGAGATTTTACGACGCGGTAAACTGGCCTTTAAGAAAACCAAACATGCAGTTACAAACTGATTTGTTTGAATTGCTAAAAATATAAAAATAATAAGTTGACTTTCATAACATAGCCGTTATAATAATAATATGAAATTAATCGCAATTGTTGATAGTGTAGGTAGAGTCATTTTAGGACGTCATGACCAAACCGGTAGTAATAAAAACGTCACGAACTTAAAGAACCCAGCTGTTGTTAACATTCAAGTTAATCAAGAATCCGGGCAAATTTCAGTTCAATTGATACCTTACATTTTTAGAGAGTTTGTGAGTGAATCACAGCGTGATGAAGGTGTTACATGGTCATTCCAGAACAACAACATAACTACTAGTCCGGATCTCGAACTAGAAGAGAGTATTGTAGATCAATATTCACGCATTTTCGAGACACCTACAGAGGCAGCTGTTCCAGTTGAGGATGGAGTGGTTGAGCCAGTCGAGCTATTCGACGAATCAACTGATTCAAAGAAAACTAGTAAATAGTTAAATGTCTGCTGAAACTAAGGACCTTTCGAAGATTTTCGCAAAACTGGATAAATTAAATCCAGAAGCGAAATTCTTATCTGATTCAGCTCTATCCACCGTAACAGAGTACCACGATACAGGTTGTATGGTATTAAATTCAATCTTATCTGGTAGTATGTTCGGTGGTGTACCTAAAGGCCGTATAACCGGTTTCGCAGGTCCCTCACAAGCTGGTAAAACGTATATAACAAATAAAATATTAGCCCTTGCACAAAAAGAAGGTATGGTACCTGTTATATTTGACACTGAAATGGCTGTTGATGAGAATGCATGTATCGCCGCCGGTTTGGATCCAGATCTAGTTAAATACGTACCAGTTCAGACAGTTGAATCTTGCCGGAACCAATTAGTAGCGTTTCTGGATAGTGTAATCGAACAAAAAGCTCAAGGTAAATTCATAATATGTATAGATTCATTAGGCAATCTCGCGAGTCAAAAAGAAATCGATGATGTAGAGAAAGGAAAAACTGCTATGGATATGGGAACCAGAGCAAAAGGTCTTAAGAGTATGATGCGAACACTTACGTTTAAAGCTGCTCAAGCAAACACAACAGTTTTATTTGTGAATCATACTTATGACGACCCAGCTGCGATGTTCCCAACATTGGTTAAATCTCAATCCGGAGGAAAAGGTCCTGTATATCTGGCTAGTGTATTAGTACAATTAGCAAAACGTGATGAGAAGAACGATAAGACAAATGATTCAGATGAGATGATACCTGAAGCTAATAAATATAGTGGAGTAACTCTAAGAGCATTAACTGTAAAAAATAGATTCGTACCACCATTTTTAGAAGCTGAGATGTATCTCAATTTCAAAACCGGTCTGGATAAATATAGTGGTCTAAAAGAGATGGCTGTGAACCATGGTGTAATTCAACAAACTGGTTCTACATATGTACTACCTGATGGTACTAAGCTTGGGTATTATAAAAATTGGTCTAGTGATATTGAACTCTGGGACAATACTATAATTCCACAACTAGAAGAAAAACTACAACAAGCGTTTAGGTATGGTAGTTAACTTTGCTTCTTTTCTTCTATAGAAACAACACCTCTACGAAACAACCTACCTGTGGTAACACAAACCCATTGAGCTTCAGTGACAATTTTATTACCATCTTCACGGGTTGTTACTCGAGGTTTACAAGGAACTCCGTCGTACGGAGAAGGTATAATTATAGGTCTTACTAAATCCATACAATTATTTAGTCGATTTCACAAAAAAATAAACTATAATAGTCTATATGAGTATTAAATGTGTAGTACCAGTCAGTGGTGGTTTGGATTCAACAGTTATACTTCACTGGGTTGCTAGTGGTGGTACAGAGATCCATGCAGTTAGTTATAACTACGGTCAGAGACACTTTGATCAAGAGATGAGATGTGCTACATTGAGCTGTGATTCTATAGCTGATACTCATAAAGAAATAGATTTAACTTTCTTTAAAGATATAGTCACATCAAGCTCTCTTGTAAATGATGATATAGATGTCGCAAAGACGAAAGATGTTCTAGGTGATCCACAGACGGTCAATTATGTTCCCAATCGAAATATGATGATGTTATCGATCTGTACAGCTTATGCTGAGTCATTAGGTGCAACACAACTATATCATGGATCAGCGTTAGTAGACAGTCAGGCCGGTTATTGGGATGGTTCTGCTGAGTTTATACGAGCAATCAATGATGTTAATAAGTTAAACAGACGTGATAGAGTGGAGATATTGGCACCACTTATAACAAAGAGTAAGAAAGATATCATAGAGTTAGGAGTGAGTTTGAATGTAGACTTCAGCAACACATGGACGTGTTATGAAGGAAAAACTAAAGCGTGTGGAAAGTGCCCGGCTTGTAGTTCTAGGATTCAAGGCTTTTTAGAAGCTGGTTATGTTGATCCTATAGAGTATGAAGTAGACATACCATGGGGTGAGTACAATTGTAAGGATTTATTATAATGTGTGGAGTGTTTGGTTCTAGGAAATTCGGGGTATATGAAAAATTATATCTAGAGAATAAGAAACGAGGAAATTTTGCTGGTGGTTCTATATACACAGGAGGCACTGGTAGCATGCACATACAAAAATGGGAGGGTGAGAAGGACTCAGGAGAGATGACAGGAGAGTGGGCGATGCAAGAGTCATACAATCTATTTTTAGGTCACACACAAGCTCCTACTGGCTCTGGTAGAGATTATAAATGTAAAACTACCCACCCGTTTGAGCATGGCTGTTGGTTGGTTGCTCATAATGGTGTCCTGGAAAATGATAATGACATCAGGGAGAATGGTCTTATTACCTCTACTGGGTTCTACTCCGGTAGTGTGTATTGCTCAAAAGAGACATCAGTAGATTCAGCAGTAATTCCAGCATTGGTTGATAGTTATGATGGATATGAAGGACACGACGTATCTGCAATATCAAAAGCCATGAACAATTTGAAAGGTACATTTGGTTGCTGGTTGTACAGTAAGCACACAAACCAGACATACTTAACAAGGTCTGGTAGTACATTATTTGCAAATATAGATACCGGTGATTTCAGTTCTACTTACATACCTGGTATATGTGAGACAAGCTTAAGTGAAGGTGTCATATATTGCATAACAATGGAAGGGTTGGCAGAAGTAGGAAATTTCGACACACACTCTCCATTCTTTATATTTTAAATAATTATGAACAAGCACTATAAAATAATATATAAGGTTGAGAAATATGAAACACCTCATTATAAATTCTATACAACATTAAACGAGCAAACAGCTCGTGATTTGTTTTCAGCGACATGTGAAGAATCTTTCAAAGGTTCAAACGTAGAAATACTTGATGTCGTACAAATAGAAAATCCGGATACAGATTGCTGCAATCCAGACTCATGTTCATGTTAAATATATGAAAAAGATACTAGTTGTAACATGCACTAGACAGGATTCTAGTGATAAAAATGAATTGCTAATCACTAAAAGCTTGCAAGGTTTAACGTCTGATGTTAAACTAAAGATTATCTACAGTAACAAAGAATCATTACCTGTTGTGTACAATAAATATATAAACAAGCAAACTGCAAAAAAGCATGATATAATCCTTTTCGCACACGACGATTTGTATATTGATGATCTAAAACTACGAGGTAAGTTGTATGGCTCACTAGAGCACTTCGATATTATAGGACTTGCAGGTTGTTTAAATCCAGTTATAAAAAAACCAGCCTTATGGCATCAAATGTCATCACGTGAAAACTGGAGAGGTATTGTAAATCATCCGTATAATGATGATGTTAACATAATCCAAGCAGCTGCATTCGGACCTACTCCTAGTAGAGTGTTAATGATTGATGGTCTATTTATGGCAGTTAATGTTAAATCAGCTCTAAAAACCGGTTGGAAATTTAATGAGAACTTCTCATTTCATCATTACGATCTCGCATCATGTATAGACGCGAACAACATGTCACTACGTGTAGGTGTAGTACCTATTAATGTGATACATACATCTAAGGGATTGAGCAACATAAATGATCCTATGTTTGAAAGATCACAAGATAAATTCTTGAAGTTGTATTCTAAGTAGTAATATTGATAAACAACAGACGTAATATATAATAACTGTATGTCAAACTTAACCCGCCTGGACTTAGAGTTCTATGAGCAAGTAGTTATATATAACATACTAACTGATGAAACATATTTAGCATCCATTATAGACAATCTAGAAGATAAGTATTTTTCAAATGAAAATATTAAATCTGTTATAGGTATAATAAAGGAATTTTACAACACACGTGACGCTATTCCTACTGTAACAGAGATAAAGACCTATCTGACTAGCGAAGAAGCGAAAGATAAATTCCGACGTGTTGTAGAGTTAATACAGAACTTTGATAACAACTTCAACAAAGACGAATTATATGAAAATACAGAGAGGTTTTTGAAAGAGAAAGCAGTAGTAAGTACATTACTTGAGACAGCCAAAGAAATCGAAACCGGTAACATAGATACAGCGGAGATATTTGATAGATTCGACGAAGCGTGTAGTGTATCAATTCAACCAGATAAAGGGTTAGATTACTTGAATGAAGTACAGAGACATATTGATGACCTAAACAAACAGGACAATACAGTATCAACAGGATTTCCATGGTTAGACGATAAGATAGATGGAGGTTATTTAGAAAATGGCCGAGCTATATATGTATTCGCTGGATCGACGAATGTAGGTAAGTCAATATTCTTAGGTAACACTGCTGTGAATATCGCTAAGACTGGAAAAACAGTTCTCTTAGTTACATTAGAAATGTCTGAGTTTGTATATGCTAAAAGGTTAAGTACAAACATCACACAAATACCTATTAACGACCTCGCTGGTAATTCTAATGAACTTAAATCAAAGTTAAATAACTTTAAAAATGAAACAGGTGGTCGTATACTAGTCAAGGAGTTCCCACCTAGTACAATCACATGCAGTAACCTGAAAGCATTCATCAAGAAAATTTCTGACAGTGGTATAAAAATAGACGCTATTGTACTAGATTATGTAAATTTACTTACAACAAATCAAGCAGTCAATTCATATGAACGTGTCAAGTATGTGACTGAGAGATTGAGATCGTTGAGTTATATATTTACATGCCCTGTGATTACTGCAACACAACTTAACCGGACTGGTTATAATGAAGTTAATCCAGGTTTAGAGACTGTTGGTGAGAGTTACGGTCTAGCAGCAACTGCTGATTGTATGTTTAACATATGGCAAGAGGAAGAAGATGCGGAGTTGGGTGTTATCAAACTAGGTATGATGAAAAACAGATTCGGTCAAAACTTCGGTTCATGCACTTTACATATAGACTACACTACATTATCTCTATCACAGGGTGATGAGATAGCGGATGATATAAATTCAGCAACACTGAATGTGACTACAGATGACACATCATCCATAATGGATTACCTCTCAGATTAATTGAGTTGCATTAAATTGTAAAACAACTTAAATAAATATATCGTGAGTAGAAAATATCATATCTTTACAGATATCGACCTAGATGGTATATGTTCGTATTTGACATGTAGTTGGATGTTAAATGAATATTGTTCTTATACAACATGTAGAGTTAATGATTTAAAGGAAAAAGTAACCCAGTGGTTAGATAGAAACAAACTGGAAGATTATGAGGCAGTCTATTTCCTCGACCTCGACGTATCATCACATGATCTGTTAGAGCAAATAGATAAAGATAATGTACACATCTACGATCATCATGACACACATATAGCTAATATAGACAAATATAAAAACGCACATATAAGTGTTGAGCAAGCGACTAGTACGTGCCGATTACTTTACAACAAGAACGAATCTCTTACAAAGTCATTAAATCAAAACCAAAAATTACTTATATTGATGGCGGATGATTATGACTCATATAAATTCAACGTACCTAACTCATATGAGCTTAATGTACTGCTATGGAGCTTGACTGGTGATAGATTTGGAAAATTCACCGACATGTTCAAAGACGGTTTCGTTGGATTCAACCAACAGCAACAAAACATTATAAACCTATACGCTAATAAACTTAATAGAGTTTTAGGTCAGTTAGAAGTATACAATGCAGCAATACCAATTAAAGGTGAGACATACAACATGTACAGTACCTTCGCAAGTGAGTGTATCAATGATGTTGCAGATCATATACTGAGTAATTATAAGTGTGATGTTGTTATGGTAGTGAACCCAAAAAGCCGGAAGGTTAGCTTCCGTAAAGATAAAAAATGCGAACTAGATCTATCACTATTCAGCCAATCTGTGTGTGACGAAGCCGGTGGTCATAAGTTTGCCTCTGGTGGTATGTTATGCGACAAATATATGAACTTCTCAAAACTATTCAACCCAATAGCATAATATGGCTGAGAATTATTTTGACAAATTAAGAAAATCTGACCCATCACATAGAGTTGTGACAGATGAATTCACTCATTCGTTTCTATCTATATGCACGATGGTATGTCAGTTGAACAACAAGAAACTGAACCTCGCAAAAATTTTCATTACTTTGTTGCAAGATTCAACATTACGGGGTATATTTATGGAGTTAACATCTATTGAAACAGAATTTGATTTACTGAAAAAATTTCTCGAATATGACCAAACATTACACAAATCTAAATACATTAAAAGTTATATAACATCATGTCGCAAGCCACTGAAATAACCGAGTTAGAAAAGCGTATATACAACAAGTACCTAGCTATAAGCAGGTCATCAGTTGGTAAGCCCTTTAAGTTGCGTAAAGATTTTAAGGACTTTGCTGAGGATAAAAATTATGTATATGTTCATAAGCTGTCATATTTCTTCAACAAACATTCACATGTAGATATTGATTCGTTCTTCCGAGCACCGTATGATATCTATTCTGATAAAGAAACTGTTTTTGATCTTAAATTTTATACATCTCAACGAGCTCTGAAAATATATACACTCCACATGCAAAAGAAGCGTGTACAATCACCAGACACAGATGATCAATTATTTTCGATTAAAAAATCTCTAGAATATATATTAACATATTGTAGAAATAACAAAATTGAGGTTTGTGAGTATGCGAATCATATTACAAGCAGTGTTCCAGAATTTATACACCACGTCAAGAAAGGTCATGTAAATATATACACAATGTTTGGTTTCTCAGATTTTGAGGATGTTCTAAGAAGTGTGGATAAAGAGTTATTAGAGTTTATGTTATGTGACATATATAACAACCTGCCTAGACTAAGAACACAATATCAATCTTCTAGACTAGCAAAGAATTTCATTAAACAAGGAATAACAAAAATAAAACTAGCAACAAAAACATAGTTGCAATTAACAATCAAAGAGGTATAATATAGATATGAGTATGTTCAATAATTCAATGTTCGACACAATAAAGGACGCATTAACAAAGCAGAATAATGGTGGTCGGTCTGGTGTCACTGATATAATGAGGTTAGAGAAGGGTAACAGTTATACTGTGAGACTTCTACCTAATATTGAGGACCCATCAAAGACTTTCTTTCACTATTATGTACACGGTTGGGAATCATTCTCAACAGGACAATATGTCAGTTTCGTAAGTCCTCAAACGTTTGACGAGAGAGATCCAATAGGTGAGTATAGGTATAAGACTTACCGGACTGGTTCTCAGGACGAGAAAGATAAAGCGCGTAGTATTATACGTAGTGAGAAATGGCTGGTTAACGCGTATGTTGTTGAGGATCCATCAACACCAGATAATGTTGGTAAGGTTAAAGTGTTACGATTCGGTAAGCAATTACATAAGATTATTATGGATGCGATCTCCGGAGAGGATAAGGATCAA